GTCAAAATGCTTTTTCCACCGATTCTCTGTCTTGGAGAGACGAGATTTCAGGTCGTCGGCATAACCACGCGAAAACGCTTTTAGTGCTAAACCGGCGGCAGTTGCAGATGCGGTGATGCGGTCAAGTTGTCGCCTAACCTGTACAAGATTTCGTTCGCCCGAGGCTCTGATGCGAACTAAAAGATTTGCATCTGCCATCAGGGTCCGTCCTACGATCTATTCTGGTTTCTGCGACGTTCCTGCTCCTCGCGATCCCGTTCTACCACTTTAGCACATGCTAGTAATACCAACCAGTCATCATCATCAAGTGATAAAAGGTCCAGAGGGTTGGTCCCCCACAATTCTCCTAGTCTTGCTGCCGACTTGACATGGTTGTCGTCGGCTAGTTCGTCTAGGAGTTCTTCGTAGGGTCCACCGTATCAACGGTCTCGCCGTACCCTGCAGCCTCCAAAATAGCGAGAGCAGCAGACTCGACATGCGGATCGGTGTTAAAAAACGCCAAAACAGCGTCAGGGACCGGCCGTGTAGTGCCAGTTGACTGCAAAATGTCGGCAGAAGCGAAGTTCAGCGAGTGACCGTCATCATCAAACACTTCTTCACCGTCGATTTCGATACCAACAGTAGTGTGGCCGATCACGTAAGAGGCGAAAATCGTCGGATCCAAGCCCTTTTTGGTGTCTTCGCCAGCGTTCTTGCGCCACGACTTCATCGCTTTCTGCGAGATGTTCGGGCTGATCCTCAGGCACACATCTGGACGGTCTGGGACCTCCAAAAGGACCAGCGGACGCTCAACCTTCGCGGAAATGGTTTTACGCAAACGCTGAAGCGGGCTTTCCTCCGGCATCGCAGCAGCCAGCGGAGTGGCAGGCGCAGCAGTCGGCTTGTCATCATCAGTTTCGTAGAGTTCAGGCATACCGCGAAACGTAGCACAAACACAGGCCAAATGGCGGAAGTGGGGGTAAATAGAGGGGCCTCATCCCGTCAGGAGGAAAACGGAATGAGGCCCCTAGAACGAACGGCTCAATGGCCGCTCGAAACGAGCGATCAGGTTGCCGAGTTGACGTTCTGAATCGCGAAAGTGAGAGCGAAGGTCGCCGGAGCACCCGAAGACGAGTCACCCTCGGGCTCGGTGATCCCCACCAAAAGCGCGTTCGGGTACACACGGTCAGTGCCGATGACCTCGATGTCGCAGTCGTACGTCTTGACGTTCACGTTGTAGTACGCCTGACCGACGAGCGGTCGCAACTGGGCGATCTTGCGAGCGAGACCGGCAGCGCCGTCACTCTCGGTGAAATCGTCGTCGTAGTGGGCGGTAAGCGTGATGTCGCCAATCTCGAAGGGGGCGCACAGAACCGTCGGGAACTTGGCACCACCCTCATAGATTTTTTCGACGGACGCGGTGATCTCGCCACCCGACACCTGCGCGAAGCGGAAACCCTCCCACTTGGGGTGGTTGGTGTCAACCGGCGCGATGTCGGCGAGAATCTGTCGCTGTGAAGTTTTGGCCATCTGTCATTCTCCCTTGGTCAGACAACCGAGGCGGTCAAGTTGCTCTTTACGATGTCGACTTCGATCTTGTCGCCGACGCTCGACACACGCATACCGACCTTGGCCTTGATGAGGCCGTCAGCAAGTTGCGTGGTCGGGTTCAGTGAAGCGTCGCACTTCACCGTGTACCCGTAGTCGATCCGCTTGCCATTCTCGTCAAAAGCCTCATACAGAGCGCCAGAGACGCGGAGCGGCTCAAGAATGGCGATCAGTTTGGCTTCAACGCTGGCAAAAATGTTGTTTCGTCCGTCGATGACGCTGAACAGAAGATCCTCAAGTGACCGGTTGGCCTCGACAACCACGTGGTTGACGATGTCCTGACCGGTGTAGTAGCGGAAGTTCGCAGTGTCAGCGGACAGCGACCGCGCACCGTAGATGCGGATCGTGTTGTTGATCGTGCGGATGGCGTTGACGTGAGCGGCATCCAGCGCATCGCCGGCCGCCTTGTCGAGGTCAAATTCGACGCCGTTGATGAAACGGGCGTTCGAGACGATTCCGGCACCGGGCTGAGCAGCGCCGACCTGATTGTGGGCGCGGGCACGAGCGCCAGCGGCGTAACCCAAAGGCGGGATCGCACGGTTGACACCGGGAATCGCGGTGGGGCGGTGCACCCACGGGAAGTACATCGCGCCATGCTCGGCGCTTGCCGTGTTGGCAGCGACGGTACGTCCAGCCGTAGCGGCATCAGTCGCGGTCGTCGCAAGAGGGGCGCACACGAAAGCAATCCGGTTGTAGGTGTTCGCGTGAGCGATCAGCCCGTCTCGGACAGTGGCCGAGGTGCTGTCGGCGTTAGCAACAACCCCAGTGCCAAGAGCATCGGAGAACAGCGCAAGGGCGGTCGCATGCTCAGTGTCAGTGATAGCCGCACGGTCATCATCACCAGCCGACAGAGTCGGAATTGGAGCCGCCGTGACCGACGGAAGCACAGAAGCGGTCACAACCGTGGCGCTCACGTAACGGTTGGCGAGGCTGCTGGAGTTGATCCGGCCTGCCATCTGCTCGACGGTGCTGCAGTCATCGGTGTCGAACACCTGAGCGCCGTCGTAGTACAACTTGAGGCGACGGGAACCGGCAGCAATTCCGGCCACAACCTCAACCTCAACGTTTGCGCTCCATGCACCCGGACCGTTCGCGGTCAGCGTGATTGCGTTGTCACCAGCGTCGTTGACGAGGGTTTCTGAACCTTCGGTTGCGTTCGGTCCGACGACACGAGCGACATAGCACTGGGTTCCGCCCTCTTCGAAGAAGACGTCCACCGTGTCATACAGGTAGGAGTACGACTGGTAGCCACCGTAGGCGGCCTCGAACTCCTCCATGCTGCGGATTCTCGTAGCGACGTCGTGTGGGCCGCGCTCGGCCATTCCGACGAAGAAGGCCTGCGAAGACTCGCGGACCGTGGTCCCAGTGGGGCCCGTACGAACTGCTGTTGAAATTACGACTCCCGGCATAGGACTCTTCCTCTTCTAAGTCTGCTGACTCTCCGAAACCCTCTGTCAATTGTACAGAGAATCTCTTCAAGCAATTGCAACTGCTCCTTATAGGGTATCAGACCCATCCCCATCTGACGCTGCAGCATCCGGCTCTTCCACGGAAATTTCCGCAGCAGGTTCCTCGGTTGCTGGCTCCTCTTCCGGAGCGGGTTCTGACGCCTTTGCTTTCGCCTTTTTGGGAGGCGGAACAACTTCGACCTCATTGACAACACAAACACCGTTATCAATGAGCGATTGCAACACCGAATCGACCTTGTCGACGATCCCGTGCTCCTGTGGCCCGATGCGATTACCCTGCTCGGTAACCTGCTGCGAATGCAGCGACACGTTCTGGAACCCGACCTTGCCGTCTGTCTTGGCATGGTTGGCCGTCGCGCGGTCACAAATCTGGAAAAACTTCGTTGCCATGTGCTCAGTATACCTTATTTGCTCTTGGAAATTTGACCCTTTGAGTTGAACTCAGCCTTAAGGATCAAGCGCTTTCCTTTGCGGTTAGAAACGATTAAAGGCAGTGCCGGGTCAACCAAAATGACCTGTCCGGGTTCAACCTTGTGGCCAGCATCGCAAACCTCTAAAACGTTCGCTGAAACGTTGTGCACAGCAACCATCCCGGAAGCATCAATGCCGAACCCAAACACGTCGGGCACACCATTCTTCAAAACTCTGCATCTGCATTCGCTCATGATTCAAGATTTCCTTGCTCGTCTGGGTATGTGGTGGTGATTTCGATTTCCGAAACATGGCCGATGTCCTCACGCGCGACGATCTCGTTGATGTGCATTTGATACGACAAATACGACCCGGCCAAAACACGGTCACCCTTGAGCAACGTCAAATCAGAGAATTCTTCTCGAAGCGTTCCCTCGTCGATCATCGCCATAAACGTTTTGCGAGGGTCAGTGGCTTTCATGCACGGCCGATCTAACAGGGCAGAACGGACGACAGTAGTCAACTGATCTCGCATTAGTGTCGCCTGCTCGGAACCACCATCACGAACCCAGACGTAAGTGCGCATGTTGTAACCAACACGATATATAGGGTGAGATCTGTCGTAATCCATCCGCTCCATGCCGAGCGTCGATATGACAACCGTAATGATCGTCGGCCATGCGTCAAGTGCAATGGGCTCGTAAGTCAGGTACTTCAACGGTGAAGGCAAAGTCCTGTCGTCCATTCCCCAACCGTTGCGGTACGACACAAGCCGTTGAGGCATGTCGAGTTCCAAGTATCTTGTAACGTACTGCTTCGCGAACTGGGGGCCGTGCATCAAATCCATGTCAGATCGCCGTCACATTCAGGCCAGTATCGCCATCGGCAATAAAACGTGCCGTCAATTCGCCCCACTTACGCTCAAAATCCTCGGGCTGGAAAATAATTTCACGTTTCGGCATTTTCGACGTGCCGTACTGGTGAAATTTTGCGTATTCGATAGAGGTCCCAAAACTCGCTTCCCGATCCCCAATCTCAACATCAGCGCTGTTTAGATTGCGTATGCTTCGGAAAAGTTCCCCGGTCTGGACAAGCGGCTGCGCTCCGGGATACCTGACCGCTTTCCATGATGCGTACTTCGCATCGAGGGGTTGCCATCCGCCGACACGCAAGCCGTTGCTTAAAAAGTTCCCAGCCCAAGCGTCTTCTAAGTAGTCTTTCATTTCGCGAAAAACAGGCTTGAAGTTGTCGGATCGGTGCTGCATGTCACCGACCTTGTCGTCCATTTCTGATGGATCCCAATCCACGTCCGAGTAGCGCCCAGTGCGAGCCATGTCAGCCCACCCTTACGCGACGGTACTTCTTGACCGACATCAATTCCTTTTCCAAGAATCCTGTCTCCAAGGGGGCAACGTTCCGCGACTCAAGGTCTTTGACGCCAACCACGTCATCGTGCATGTTTTGCATTTCGCGTGTGGCGGCACGAAGGATCAGAAGTTTGAAAACTTTGATTTGTGTTCCGTCCAAGCCGCCGTTGTAGGTGATCTCGACTCGGTCATCGGCCCACCCTCTGAAGAGGTCAACGCCATACCTTCGGACAACGTAATCTCGCTCGTTCTCCATGACCTGCCAGTCATCATTCAGGTTTGGCTTGAGCCGAACCTGACTTACAGAGTTGATCGGAGAATTGTCGAGATAAATTGTTGTCGGTGGTTGGGTATACGTAATCGGGGACATCGTCGTGTCAAGTGAAGTGTTGTAGAAGAACGACGACATGGGGACGCCAACATGGTTGGAGTCGAGAGTGTGCTCCTCAACGAAATTGGCCTGCTCTACCGGTCGGCGGAGATATGCCTCTAGTTCGCTTTGAAGACCGGCCAGCACCATTTCCGCCGCATCCTGTTGACGCAGCGAAAATGAGATGTCCATATACGTCATCAGGTCATTGATTGATACCAACATCGGTGACTACCTAAGGGTCACCCCCGACGACGGCGAAGTGCTTCGCGAACGATGTCGCGGACACGCTCGTCACGACGGGTGTTACGGCCAATTACTCGACCAACGCCCTGACCGACAGAACGACCAATACGACGAATACGCCCGGGCCGTCTTACTGTTTCGCGTCCTCTTCCGGGTACAGCCATGATCACACTCCTTGAGGTTCTTCACGATTGTACCACCAGAGGCAGTGGCTTATAGCCAGTAATTACCTGTCTTTGTTGGGCGGGGTCTCAATTTCCTGACCTGCGCTGTCGACCGTTCCGGGTGGCGCTTCGACAGGAACCCAAGCACGAGAATACCTATGTTCCTTGACGGCTCTTTGCTTAATAATGGACGGGTTGAGCATTAGTTCAACCTCGTCACCACGCATATTGAATTTCCGGATGAAATCATCTGCTGTCATCGCGCGCGACCGGAACAACTTCCGAACGATCGAAGATAGAGACTTCGCAACAATCGACCCTCGTCCACGGTTCAACTGGATGTGCATCGTCATGGCCTGAACGTCCGTTACGTCCTTATACAGAACAGGAACGGTCGGGAACATGCCACGCAAGTGCTTATTACCCAAAATAAGACGCACTCGCTGAGAACCATCGATGATTCTTCCAGTGCTCCGCTGAACTACCACGGGAGACAAAATTCCATCGGTCCCAAGCGATTCTGCGAGAACCAGCAAATCCGGTCGAAGAATATACGTCGCGTGCCATGAAGGGATACTCAATTCCTCCGGGTCAACATCAACTATTTGCATCAGCAATCTCCTGTTCGGCAAGTTTTTCTTTTGCTTTCTTACGCAGCGTGTCGGCGCGAGTTTTCGGCCCAACCGGCGACGCCGCAGTGACGGTCAATTCGTTGAGGAGCAGATTCCGCACAAGCCAGTTCAAGGGGTACGAATACGGGTCGGCATTATGCTTCTTGCGGAACTCCGCCACGTATGCCCTCGCGCGAGTCTTTTTTTCATCACCCAGCATGAACGTGTTGATGAACTCCTTCACGCCGTCCCACCCGCGCTCAGCAAAAGATTCAATGACACCCTCGACATCAAACTCAGGCCACCAGCGACGTTGAGCGTCAATGTACGGGAAGCACTCGTAAAGACGATCGTAGAACTCGGGCTCCGTTGCTACCACGTCACCGATACGTCGAATGGCGACCGAGTGCAGCGGGATGCCAACGCGAGTGTTTGATCCCGTCAGGGAAGCGAGATCGTAGAATTCGCAGTATGGGGCATTGTGCTCCTCCGTGATGTACTTGAGAACATCATCGACTTGCCAGTCATAAATGATTTTGGCGAACTGCAAGGGGATGCCGCGCTTCAAGCGGTAGGGACGAACCAGATAATTTTCATGAAGTTTCTGGACGCAAGACCGGTAGCGAATCATGGATTCAGCCGCACGAACACCGGTAATGAAAGCCGTAGATCCTTTCTTGCCTTGCATGGTGTAGTAATCAACAGATTCGGGCAGACCTTCGGAATGGTCAAGACCGAAGTGGTAGGCCGTAATCGCGTTTTCGGGCATGTCGCGGACCCAGCGCCCCTCCGCTTTGCGGACGTCGCTCCAGAGAACAACGGATTGGCGTCTTCCCAAAACCCACACTTCTGCGCCATACGGCAAGCAGTACCACTCCATGTCGACCCAATCGAAATCTCGCACCATTTCGATGTACTTGATGGTCGCCGGGGAAACCATTTCCTCGTCGCGGAAGATCACCTTGACCGGACCCAAGCCGCGTTCTTCATGGATTTCTTTTGCGAGGTACAGAACTGCTGTTGAGTCTTTGCCGCCAGAGAATTGAACGCAGACGGTGTCGAACGTGTCGTAGACGTGCCGGATTCTCTCCCTAGCAGCATCCACGACGCTGATGTCTAAGAACATGCGTTGCCGAGTCACACTTTTCCCTTCCGAACGTCATGGGCCAACTTAGTCTCTGTCGGCCTCTTGAATGGCACGGGGTGCTTGAAGAGGCCCAAGTACAGGGCTTCCCACTTGTCCTGCGTCTCGATCCGTATCCATTTGCCTCTAATCAGCGGGGAGGGGTGGGGAGAGCGACCCATCATCTGGTTTATCTCTACTACCGTGTATCCAGCGTCACGAATTTTTTGAGCGATTTTTCTACAGTACGTTGAGCGCACCATTTGCTTCGGCCCGTAATCGTCCGGGCGGACGCGCAGCACGGCGGCTTCTGTTGTTCTCCACACTTCTTTTGAGCGACCAGAGCGGATCTTCTTCAACGTTTGTTCGTTGATCCCCGACCTAAGCGC